AACAATACTCGCACTCACTAATTTTGTACCCGCTATCAGCTTTGATGCATCGGCTGCTGTGGTAGTGCCCGTATTGGTAAATATTTTACCTAATGTGTTATCAATTAAAAGACTTCTTGTTCTTGGCATTTAAACCTCCAAAACGTTGACGACACATCTCCAGGAAATGGTTTTTCCTGTTGAGCCAGTAAAATATACACCAAGTGAATTGTTGGCATCATCTGCTCTGAAATCAACTAAGAAATTTGCATCTGTTCTTGCCACAATAATTTCATATAATGAACCAATGTCTGTTACTGTACCTGATGCGTTCGTTGATAAACCTTTAATGTACCATGCGGCATGGTCGCCTGTACTATCTGTTCTTCTGCATATTACATCTGCTGTGTAATACAAAGACTTATTCGTATTGACAGGTATTCTTGTTCCTGAAACACCGTTAATGAATGCTTCAGTCTCTGTATTGTTGGTTGTTGTAGAAGTTAAAATATAGCTGTTTGAATATATGTTTCCCGGACTTCCACCAGTGATTCCTGTCAATAGGCTACCATTACCAATAAAATAAGTAGCAGTTACATTTCCAGATACTGTAAGATTGCCTGTTACGTTTTGAGTTAACTGTGTAGAATTTGCTGTAATTTTGGCGGAGGTTATATCTAACCAAAAATCACTTGAATCATCCGATGTATATTTGTATAACACATCGGTATCTATTTTATACCATTCATCACCCAATGCTGGATTAGCTGGTGCAGTATTTGATGCAGTCTGCGTTATACCTGATCCGGTGTTTGCCTTATCGAAGGCAGCATTAGCTGTTGAATACACCAAATTAATTATAGGCGAAAGCGTTTCATCAATAATGATTGTTTCATTTACGGAACAAGCCGTAAGTTTAATACCGTTTGCTGAATTTAATGTTAAAATGTCCGTTGGTGTGGTCGGAATCAACAGTGTATTATTGACGTTTATTGTTTCATACTGATTCGGTGTATAAATGGAATCAATTTGATTTGAAGCGGTTTTGAAAAACAGTTTACCATCGGCGTAGTTGATTGCCAACTCACCATGATTTATATCTCCAACTGATGGTATATTACCTGTAGCTGAAGATCGTTTTAACTGAATTACTGTGTTTGACATTAGAAGCTACCGGCGTCCTCAGTTGTTGTTATTTTTTTGGGTGGATTTTTCTTACCAATTTTCTTGGATTCAAATTCGGGCTTCAAATTTTTAGGATTCTCAGTGGATAAAGATTCAATAATCTTTATCTTTTCCTCTAATTCAATTTCAAGTTCGTTGATTTTTGCGGCCAAATTTTCATTAAGTTTTCTTTCTTTGACCAACTCATTCTTAAATGTGGCAACATGCTCAACGTTCTTTTTAATCTCACTCGACTCCGCAACAGAAACATCTCTTTGTTTCTCCATCTCACTTAATTGGTGTCTTAGTGTGTTGATTTCATTTTGCTTTACTGTAAGTTCCTGTTTGGTTTTATTATCAAACTGTTTTAAACTTTCGTTGGCATCATTCAATTCTTGTTCTGCAATTTTTTTCTGAGTTTGCAGAACAAGATTTTTTTGTATAGATTCTGTTATTGTTGCTGTTAATAATTCAATATATGAGTTAACAAATTTTTCCTGATTCATAGTGTATCTCCATCAAATCTTTTATTATTTAGAATGTGCCTCCATCGAGGCCACCGAATTTAACACCATCGGTGCGATATTGTAAGACTTGTCCTGAGGTAGGTGCATTTGTTACTCCAAAAGCACCTGTTCCGTTACCAAACAATACTGAGTTAGCTGTGACTGATTGTAGACCTGAGCCACCGAAAGCAACGGGCAATGCAAAACCTCCACCCAAAACTTTCGTATTGTTAATGAAAACTGATCCAACGTTTGCCGCACCGTTTAAGTCGAATGCGTATGCACTGTTTGCAGATACACCTTTACCGAATGAAAAGGTTGGTGTCCCTGTTGTAGAATTATTCTCACGTGTAATGAAGCCAACTATGTTCGAATACGTCTGGTTACCTATCGACAATATAATAGAACCGACTTGAGTGAAATCGGTGTTTGCAGTGCCTGTTGCAATAATCAGGTTGCCCTTGCCTATACCTGTAGAACCTACAACTTGGATATAGCCATCATTAGGTCTAAAGGGTCCTGTTTCACCGGAACTCTGCAAGAAGTCGTATGCTCCACCAGCCATACCCATATCTAAGAAGCCAGTAGAGTCGCTTCCGTTATCTGCTGTAACAACATAATCAGCAGAACCTTCATTGTTTATGTTCTGTAAGTTGTTTTGTACATACCATTGTGAGGATCCTGTACCCTGATAAATCGTGTTTGGTAATGGAGTATACGCAGAATAACCAACAGCAAGTGTTGTGTTTGACGTATCAAACGCTATTAGAGAGTTTGATTGAAATCTGTTATTGCCTGTAGCGCCATCTGACAACATAATATAATGTTTGTCATTGCCGGAACCTGTTGCATCAACAACATTCGCAAAATATGCAACGTTTGCAACGTTCGCCAACTGTACGTTAGCGGCAACAATAAGTTGATCTGTTCGAATTGTTGAGTTAGCAGTAAGTGATGAAACGTTTGAATGACCAGAAACTTCTAATGTTCCTGCATTGAAACCGTTCGTCACAGAGGCAGCATTCAGTGTTGTTGTTCCACCAATTGATTGACCACCTTGTGTGTCAACGATATCGTAATTGGTACCGGATGCTTTGTCTACTTGCCACTTGTCTGTTGCTTCGTTCCAAATAATTGCCGCATTGTCTGCCTCACCACGATTGACAGTGATGTATGCATTGATGAGTGGATAACCAGAAGCATTGGCATTCAGAACAATATCATTGTTTGATACCAACAATGACTGTACGTTTGTATATGATGTTGTACCTCTAACAAGCAAGTTTCCAGTAACAGTAACGTCTTGGGCAAAAGATGCAGTTGTTTTGGAGAATGTTGCAACAGTAGAATTGTTTGCGACAACAATAACTGAACCACCTCCAGTTGTGGAATTTACATGAACATTCGAATAACCAGTTTGACCTAATGTTCCATCATAAATTGTGTTAGATGAAAGTGCATTGATTCTAGAATCAAGATAATTCTTGTTGACAACATCTGTGGATTGTGATGCCGCATCGGCAACAGATAACATCTTAAATGCGGCATTACCTGCTGTATCACGGCGAACAATTGTATTGCCTGTGTTTGATGAAGTTGCACCATCAATCAAGTCCACATAGTATTTACCACCGATGGTGATAACTGAGTTGTCTGTGTTACCTATGAATAACTTATTCGATACGTAAGAGTACGCCTGTTCACCTGGATTTAAAGTCGTTGGTAAAGCAGTTACTTCTGAACGTAAAATTTGAATTATTGTATTTGTTGCGCCTGCCATTTAGAATGTGCCTCCGTTTAGTCGTGGCGCATTCTGCACCACAAATTTTTGCGTTACGTTATCGTATGTTAAAATCGAATTATTATTTGCTGTGTTGCCGAAAACAACATCGGAAGCATCCGCAACATTAAAATCTGCGGCATTGGCCAAATAATTTATTGACTGTACTCTTTGAGGATTATTTTGATTTACCGCAATACGCACAGCACCAGTCGTTACATTAGCAATGGGTAACGAACTTGTTTTGACACGAATTGAACCGATAGATTGTGTCATTACAACATTCCTGCGGTCTTAGTTGCTTGTGGTGTCACATTAACAATACCTTCTAACACACGAACACGTGAAAGTGAGTTAGTCACATACACATCATACACATAACGACCAGGGTAAATGTTTGCCGTATTAGCCGCAGTGAGTGACATGGTTATAACACCAAGTGATGGGTCATTTCCAGTTGAGACTGAAAATGTTGCGGCCGCATTGGAAGAATAGTACGACTTACGCATTTGCGAAGTCGCAGTGTATGTGTATAGATTGAATGCTTCTCCGGCAACATCGTCTAATGTTATCGATGTATTGAAAGAAGCACCCTGTTCTAAGAATAGTTCTGAATAACCCGCTGGCATATTGTTAGTTCCCCTTTATTGGTATATTTATTGGCTCCTAGAACTTAACAAAGGTTTAGGGTAGTTTCTTCTTCAGTTCTTTTACTTCATTTGAAAGTTCTTTCACCGCTTCAATGAGAACGCCAACAATGTTGCCATATGCAACTGACAAATATTCAGATTCTTTTTCTTTATGTACAACTTGTGGTAATACTTTCTGCATTTCTTGAGCAATAACACCAACACCTGGGCGACCATCACGTTCGAATGTTACTCCTCTCATATTTTCGATACACAGTAGAGCATTTTCAATAGTTGAAATATTTGTTTTTAGTTTTTCATCCGAAAACGCTGTTATATTACCTGGAGCAGTTAAGTCTCCTGTGCTAGGATTGAATGTGAATGCTGTTGCGGTTGTTCTAACACTTGGTGTTTGGTTTGAGCCAGCGGCCGCAACAAACACTGGGAAAAACGAAGCGTTTGTTGTTGTATTGGTTGCATTAATTGCAGTTGAAGGTCCAATTGGACCGATGGGTCCAATAGGTCCCTGTGGTCCTGTTGTACCTGTTGGTCCTATAGGTCCGATTGGTCCAATGGGTCCCTGTGGTCCAATTGGTCCGATAGGTCCTTGTGGTCCAATTGGTCCGATAGGTCCGATTGGTCCCTGTGGTCCAATAGGTCCAATAGGTCCCTGTGGTCCAATAGGTCCGATTGGTCCTTGTGGTCCGATAGGTCCGATTGGTCCTTGTGGTCCTGTTGGTCCTGTTGGTCCTCTAGGTCCAATTGGTCCGATAGGACCGATGGGTCCGATAGGTCCTTGTGGTCCAATTGGTCCGATAGGACCGATGGGTCCGATGGGTCCCTGTGGTCCAATAGGTCCAATAGGTCCCTGTGGTCCGATTGGTCCGATTGGTCCTTGTGGTCCAATTGGTCCGATAGGACCGATGGGTCCGATAGGTCCTTGTGGTCCAATTGGTCCGATAGGTCCGATTGGTCCGATAGGTCCCTGTGGTCCTATTGGTCCAATGGGTCCGATTGGTCCAATAGGTCCCTGTGGTCCGATAGGTCCAATAGGACCGATAGGTCCTTGTGGTCCAGAAGGTCCTGCTTGACCTGCTCTAGTGAATTGTACCATCACTAAATCATTGTTAGTGAATGTGCCTACACCGGAAACATATGTAAGAACAACGGTTCTAAAACCTGTTGAGTTTGTTACTGTGCCTGTGGCAAATACCGCATACCTTGATGTTGGTGATCCAAATACAGACAGTCTGATATAACCTTTTGTTGCACCGTTTGCTTGACCCCATTCATCCAAAATTGCAGATATATCATTACCATATGTGTCAACGTTATCAAAGTAACCAGCAGTTACTGAAGAAATTGTTGCATTGTTCAGTCTGAATATTCCATTACCTGGATCACCAGCGGTGGTTGTTGTGCTATAGGCTTGTGCAACACCAAGAACTGCACCAGAATTCAATACGTTGGAAGAAACTTTTGCGTTTACGTCCAAACGCATTGAATTGATTTGATTGGCTGTGGCAGCAAGTGTTGTACTTGTGCTTGTATTCGAATCGTTGAGTTGAACAATACCAGCATTGTTTACGTTAGCTGTATATTTTTCAGTAACAATTCTAAATGAAACGTTTTGATTTGCGCCACCAAGGTCACGAATTTTCCAGCCTGTATCCGCATTATCAAAAATAATTTGTGCGTTAGGTGTGAATGTTGCTAATCCAGTTTGACGATTTACACCAAATGATGCTGTTGATGTTCCTGATAATGGAACATTACCTTTTAAATTGAATACATCTGTATCGTAAACTGTTGTACCAGTAATAACGAAATTACCTTTAACGGTTAAGTCTTTATTAACCATTGCATTGTGTGTCTCAATGCTAGAATTTGCAAAAATGGAAGTTGCATTAATTGCATTTGCAAAAATTGTTTGTGTATTAACAAACGAGTTGGCTGAAATGGAACCAACATTCAATGTTGTGGAAACTCTCGCTGTAGTTGTATCTAAATGGTTTACAATGTTTGCTGAACCAGCATTCAATGATGTATTAGCGGTTAACGTACCACCAAGTAACGATGTGTTAGCGATAATGGTGTCAATTCTGGCTGAGCCGGCATCTATACGACCAACTACGTTAGCGGAAGCCGCATTAACCGTACCGATAATATTGGCAGAACCACCAGAAAGTGTTGTGTTAGCTGTGATTGTACCACCAACCAAAGAGGTGTTGGCAATTACAGTAGCAATTCTGGCTGATCCAGCATCCAAAAGACCAACTACGTTAGCGGAAGCCGCATTTAATTGTGTGTTAGCGGTTAACGTACCACCAACCAACGATGTATTGGCAATTACAGTGGCAATTCTGGCTGATCCAGCATCCAAAAGACCAACTACGTTGGCGGTATTTGTATTGAGTTGAGTGTTGGCAGTGATTGTACCACCCACCAGGGAGGTGTTAGCGATAATGGTGGCAATTCTAGCGGAACCAGCATCCAATAGACCAACAACGTTGGCGGTATTTGTATTAAGTTGAGTATTGGCTGTGATTGTACCACCAACAAAACCAGTTACAGCCCAAGCTGTGCCAGTATTGACAGTGTTTGAAGTCATTCTACCAACAATATTGGCTGATGCCGCATTGATTGCACCAATAATGTTAGCGGAACCACCAGAAAGTGTTGTGTTAGCGGTGATTGTGCCACCCACCAACGATGTGTTGGCAATTACAGTGGCAATTCTGGCTGAGCCGGCATCCAAAAGACCAACTACGTTGGCAGAAGCCGCATTGATTGTGCCAATAATATTGGCTGAGCCACCAGATAATGTAGTATTGGCGGTGATTGTACCACCAACCAAAGAAGTGTTGGCAATAATGGAGGCAATTCTAGCGGAGCCGGCATCCAAAAGACCAACTACGTTAGCTGTTCCAGAATTCAGTTGAGTGTTGGCTGTGATTGTACCACCAACCAAAGAAGTGTTGGCAATTACAGTAGCAATTCTAGCAGAGCCAGCATCTATACGACCAACTACGTTGGCAGAAGCCGCATTGATTGTACCTATAATATTGGCTGAGCCACCAGAAAGTGTGGCGTTAGCAGTGATTGTGCCACCCACCAACGATGTGTTGGCAATTACAGTGGCAATTCTAGCGGAACCAGCATCAAGTAAACCAACAACGTTAGCTGTGTTTGTATTCAGTTGAGTGTTGGCAGTAATAGTTTCACCAACAAAACCGGTTACTGCCCATGCAGTACCAGTGTTCACGGTGTTCGAAGTTACACGACCAAAAACGTTAGCGGAACCAGCATTCAATACGGTGTTAGCAGTGATTGTACCACCTAACAAGGATGTGTTAGCTACAATCGTTGCAATTCTGGCAGAACCGGCATCCAAGAGACCAACTACGTTAGCTGTAGCAGAATTTATTACACCATTCGCAAGTAATGTTGTTGCATATATTGTAGTTGTGTGTGAAAGAGGTGTTATGATCCAAGTATTGGATGTTAAGTTTGCAACTCTTGTGTTACCGCCAACAATTAGATTGTTTGAAAGTGTTGTGTTACCATTAAGTAAAGTATTATTTGCAACATAAAGGCTAGGACCATTTGTTCCATTAAGACCTACACCATTAATTTGTAAGTTTGCAATATTTGCTACACCATCAACACGAAGACCTAAGCCTGTGTTGTTCGCCACATAAATGAAACCCTGTGTACTAACAGTTAAACCATTTTGTACAGTAACAGAAGATCCTGTACCTGTAACTTGGAAAGAACCTTGAATAAGAGCATTGTTAGCAACTTGTAGACCAGTTCCAGAAGAATTGATGATAAAGGTGCCAGTATTTTTGGTGTAGTTGTTTGCACCAATATCATTGGTTTCTGCCAACACACTGTTGGTTGTGGTTACCCAATCACCAAATGTATTGGCATAACTTAGAGGTGTAATTTGATTAGCCATTGCCGCCTTTACCTATTAATTGCTTCAGTAGTTCTTTGATATCATTTACGTCAGATTTCATTGACGAAATTTCTGATTTTATATTATTTATTTCTTCTTTTTGGGTTTTTAACATGCGAGATTTAGAATAATATTCATCTCTAGCGGCACTGTCTTTGTTAATCAGTGCCATAGATTTGGTATCACGTACAAATTTAGAGTCTTTAACCTCAACTAACATATTAAACACCTGATGGTAGAGCAAGAACACGAAGGTCGTGTACGATTGGTGTTTTTGCAGTATCTGATGTTGCCAACACCAACTTGATTGCGAACTGACTGAATGTTGTGAATGTTGAACCGCTTGTGCTTGTGTAAGCAATTTGGTTATTTGCTTGGCCACCAACACCAGGTGCGGCAACATATTCTCTAATGTCTTCTCTGTTCAATGAGAATGCATTTGGAGATTCACCAACATTAGTCATCAATACCCAGTTTTGGTCATTCAACTGTGCTGTGTCATTGTTATTTAGAATCTTATAATAAACATAGACCTGTGAACCTAGAGGTTTGTATGCTGTATAATAAACTCTCAGGTCACCAGATACATTATCTGGAGACAACACAACAGGTTTGGTTAAGTACCTAGCAAAACCGTTACCACCTGTTGCTGATGTTTCACCTGAAACAACCGCTGTGGCACTGTTACCACCAGTGTTAGCCGCAATCGTAATCGTTGGTGTTTCAATGTAACCGGAACCAGGAGTTGTCACGTTAATCTTGTCAACATAGTAACCAGTTGTTGCTGGATTGTAAACAATATTAGCTGTTGCATATGCTTGTGTTCCACCAATCGCAGTTGGTGCAGAAATAGTAACTGCTGGTGGTGTTGAAGTGTAATTTGCTGTAACATTAACTGTGTTACCACTTGTCACAGTGATATCAGTATTCGCCAAAGACATATCGTTAATAGAATACTTAATAACATAAACAGAAGTTCCGTCATCAGAAATAACTGGTGACACATACTTGTCTCTTGTAGTCATAGATGCTGTCAAAACAAAAGATGAGTTTGAATTGGAATCAATAACTCTTGGACCTTTTCCGTCATCGAAATAGATATGGTCCATCATTGTTGTTGCATATCTACCTGGTTCAACAACTTTCGTTGAATCTGTCGTATAATTGGAATATAATGTTGGTGTATATGTGTATGATAAATCTGTTCCTGTGGGGGTAAAGTCTGTAACAGTTAAATTAATAGCATCTGCTCTAACATCTCTACCAAAATAATTACCATCAAGATTTGTTAAGTTGTTTGCATTGTTTGCAAAATATTCCAAATCAGAGTTTATCAATTTTCTCATTGGTACTTGTTTAGGAACAGTGTATCGAACTGTTGGTGCCGCAAGTGTATTGAACACACAATTGTCAATAACAAACATCATTTGTTTTGTTTGGTCAGCAGACCAAGTAATACCATTTTGCGACTCAAACAATGAACCAATATATGGTGTTCCACCAATCTTGGTTATTGTTGTAGGTGTAGGATCTGTTGGAAGATTTTTAACGGTTGAAGGAACCGCAATAGCATTTTGTGACCCAACCCAAATCGTATAATCTGGTGTTGTTGTTTGTAAAATGAATGCGTATAAATTACCGGATCTAATATACACTGGAGCATCGAATGTGAATTCAGTATATGCGGTATGATCCAAATATTGAGGTGTATTTGAAACATTAATTTGCTGTGCAGTCTTAACAACAACTGTTCCATCAATGGCTTGTCCATCTGGATAACCATTAATAGTATCCGTGATAAACAATTTTACTGGTGGAGAGTTTGTTGCTGTTGGTTTTCCTCTGAAATAAACTTTAATTGACTTGATGAATGCACCATTTGGATATGTTGCTTTATCGATAATGAAAGTTTGTGCAACAGGATCAACATAATACGTATATGTATTGATTAAAACATTGTCACGGTTTTGTATAGAAGTGAACACTGTTGTCTTAGCGGCGGCTTGTACAGTCGCACCAAAATTCAATGATTGGCTTCTTGTTGCAAGTGAAGATGCGGTAAATATACCTTGTGCAAATGTTGTTGCAGAATCTGGATCATTGTCCGTGGTTCTATTATCAATCCTTAACAATCTATCGCCTGTTTTGAATGTATTTGAAGGAACTTGGAAAATACCCGAAAAGTTACCTTGTTCATCAGTAGAAAGTCTTGGTACCTTGGCTGAAGCACCCGCCTGTGATATCAAAAATGTTGTGCCTGTAATAGAATAGCTAGAATTAATTCTGCTTCTAACAGATGGTACACCATATGTTGTTTGGTTTGTACCAAGAGAAATATTTACTGGTGTTCCAAGTGTAGCAATTTTTGTTGTACCATTGTACGCTGTAATTGTGGCGGTATAGGTTTCAATTTTGTCATTCCATACTGTAATATCACTGTATACATCCTCAAGGCTTCCACCAAACCAGCCCCAGAATTCCCAGTCCCACTGTGCGCCCACCCATTGTTGGCCAGTTTTTACTCTGGAAGTGGTGGACCTTTGATTCTTGGTTGTAATATTTACTGTTGAACCAACATAAAAACCTGTTACAGATGATGCTGTTGGACCTAAAGTTATGGTTGTGGCGCTAGAAAAATATAAACCGCCACCTGGAAGTGTAGAAGAAGTTCCTGTTGAAGCCTGAATTTCACCACTCAAACTAATTTGTGTGGCCGTTGCGGCAGAGTATGTACCTGATGCTGTAAATCCTGTATATGCTCCTGTCTGGTCGAACCTTGCATTCTGTAAAATTCCAGTCGAAGAATAAATTGAAGACTTTTTATCTGAAGACACGTACAGTCTAACAGAATTAGAACTTAAGTTGGTAACAGATACAATACGTGCTGTTGGAGTAAATGTTCCTGCTGTAAAGAAACCTACAACATCACCTTCTTCAAATGTTCCGGTAACATTTGTTATTGTGACCGCATTTGGTTGAATGAAATATTCATTGACTTTCTGTCCATCAAAGAAAATTGAGACAGGTGTATTGATTTTCATACCCTTTGCACGAACAATTAAGTTTTGACCACGGATGTATGGCAACAAGGTCACATCGGTCAAATAAGTTCCATTCAGTGAACTTACTTTGTCGTAGTTTCCAGAAATTGTTTGTTGTGCTTGGCTTTGATATGTACTTACTGTAACTCTATTTCCAGATGCAGAGGTTGTACTGTAAGTTGTACCAGAAATTCCTTGCCAATCTGTAGCTCCCAACTGGTTCAGGGTTGTACCTGCCTGATAGATTGACATGTTTGGATCAGTGATAAGAATATCCGGATCTCTTGTTGCAGACACCCACATATCCATAGGTGGATTGATATCAAGCAAACCTTCACCAATAGTAACTGCAAATGGATTCAAACTAATTGTGTTACTTGCTATCCTTTGTACTACCAGATTATCAGTTGTGTAAGGTAAAGTGATTATTGTTGAGGCACCTCCGGTTGAGGTGTGATACCTGTAGCCAAGTGCTGTTTGTGCCGCAGTAGAAAGTCTGCCGTATGCATTAAATCCATCTCTAGCAAACAATGGAGCATTCAGAACCCAGTCTGATGCAGTCATAAACGAAAGACGCTTATTGATTTTTGCGGAGTAATCTGGATTTCCAGAGTCTGCTGTCGAGAAATTTGTAAAGTTATCAACAAGAATACCGTTCTTGAAACGGTTTAGACCGTTTGCGTCTGGTACTTGTAGGTCGGCCGCTTGCTTCTCTAACAAACTCAATGATGTGTAATACTCAAGGTTGTTAACACGTGTTTGTAGGTCCGAAATGTCAGACATTGCCCAACGTCTATGTTGAACTTTCTCTAAGGAAAGGTTAGGTAAAGAACGTACTCCTGGTAACTCGTCAGGTAAATATGCTGTGTAAGGATCAAGTGTAATCTTTCCTAACAGTAGACTTCCATCGGGTGTATTTGGGAAAGTCGGATTGTTGGAAGGTTTACCATTAACGATAGCAAAATTATTATCTTTTGTTAATACAAGAATGTCTTTTCTACCAAGATAGTATGTGTAATCGGTAATGAAGTTAGTTAAATCTTGCGGTACCAATGCACCACCAGTTGTAGAAATGGAACCTGAATAACGGAAAGCAAATGTTGACTGTGCATTAACTTGTGAAAGTCTGAAGTCAATAGCATCTCTCAACATGTAAGTTGTACCAGCCTTACTTGTGTAAGAACCAATTTGGGCGTATGCTTCAGGTTTAGTTGACACACCTCCATCACCAGCACCAAGATAGGAATTGATTGAGAAGTAACCATCACCACCAGAATGTAGGTAATAATCCAATAGTACCAACAATGCACCTTTAGGTTGTGGTGCACCTGTTCTCAAACGTATTGATGAATGACCATAATACGAATCGGTTTGTCCATTATCAAACAAGAAATTATTTGTAACATCATATGCGGAGTTTGTCAACATTGCATTTATTGGCACTGTTGTTGGAGTTCCTGTGTCAATAATTTTAACAATACGTTTAACGTCAGAGATAAACAGAGATTGTTTTGAACCTGGTGTTGCCAAGTTTGCAAAAGGAATATAAACTTGTGCATTAGTCAAGTCAACACGGACACCACCAACGTTTGTACCAGAAAGGTTGACATCCGTAGTGTTTGCTGTTGTTAGATTTTTGGATTTTAATGCAAGTGATGTTGTTCCAGCATTTGTAACCGCAACTTTAGCAATAATCGTTGCAGTAAATGTTGAAGAACCTGCTGTAAGTGTTGCAATCTTCTTGGTTGAATCTAGTTCAATCTTACGTGATGCTGAGCCTGTTGTAAAGTTGATTACGTTACCTGTACCAAAACCACTGGCTTGACCATCAGTAACAACAACGATCCAATTATCTTGTGCTTCAGAAGCAGATTGAATTGCATTCGGTGTACCGTTGAAGGTTAAATCGGCAGTGCCCAAGTTAAATTGAGCCACACCTGAAGCAAATGAAACTGCTCGGGTTGTTTTCCAAGAACTGTAAGAGGTGTCGGATAGATTGTATAGGTATGGATAACCAACATTGAATAACAATTCGGGAGACACACCGTTCCAAAGAACAGTGTCAGCATTGCTTACGTTGTTTGGAAATTTTCCTAAAACTGGATCAATACCCGCAGAAGCTGACCTATTGAAACCTGATGATGTTGGAGCAACCATCATGTTATAATTTTTAGTGTCAAATCTGAGAGAGAAGGTGGAACTTGAGGTTGGTGTTACAGTAAAAGCTGTTCCTAGTGTTGCAGTCTTTGTTGAATGATTATAGCCAACAATTCTACCAGAATAACCGGCGCCTGGTCCCGAATCAATCGTCATTGTTACATTAAAATAACTATTGGCTACTGTTCCATTAAACTTACCGGTCGTGTCAGTGAAAGTTATTGTAGTTGATGTAGCAGAAGCCACAGTGCCTGTCAATACAGCATTTTGGAAATCAGAAACATATGCCTTGTACACGTATGTTTGTGTGTTTGCAGAAGCTGATGCAGAGGAGAAAGACAATCCACGTAGGTAACCCGAACCAACTTTAGTTGAGTTGTATGTTGTTGTGTTGGTTGTTACAATTGAACTGTTAGCATTGATACAGTGGAAATCTACAGCAACGACAGAGGATGTATCGAATACACCGTTAGCATTATTCACATACAAAAAGTTACCATAATCAACAGACAAGAAATTGTTGTTGATAGCTTCAGTTGCTCTTGCACGTGTTGTTTCAAGTGTAATATCGAGTGTATTTTCTACACGATAGCCCTTGTTGTATGCCACACCTTTACCAATTTGCAATTGATATGTTGAGTTTGCGTTGCCTGCTATAGTGTTTGATTTTGGAACAACTCTAAAGTCTTGAACAACAAAGTCGCCGTTTGTATCATATGTTCTTTTTGCGAAGTAGTCATTGATAACACCGTAAACTGTGCCATCAACCAAACGTTGAATTGTACCACCGGTGATACGAGTGAGTTCAATAAAACCAGAATCTGAACCAAGTTCAATTGGTTTGGTATCAAGAGTGAGTGTGATTGTATAACGGTCTGCACCTGGTGCCTGATAGTTTGTTGCACCTACGGCAGGATCCAATAAAGCAGGGTCAGTAACATAATCTGAAACATATTCAGAAATAGAAAGACCAATACGTCTTGTTGGTGTGTTGCCATATTTCTGAACAATAATAGTCTGTGGCTGGAGAGAAACAAAGTTACCAATTGAGTAACGTGAAAATGTTCCATCTTCATTTTGTACATCAGAGATTGAATAACCATTTACGATGTAGAAAACACCTTCTGTAATAGATGCAGTGCAAGCAAGGCCAGTAAAATCTACAGGCACAATCTGTGCTGTCGTGCTAGTGCTTGATGAATAGATTATATCACCAGCAGAAAATTGTCCACCGGAAAGATAAGTAACAATCAAAGTTGGTGCATCAGATGATGTTGCTTCTTCCGTTGCAACAACTTTAGCATAAATTGTACCAGTACCGTCTGTGATGATTTGATTTAAGAAATCGGATGCTGTAATGTCAACGTCATTATATGTTGTATTTAATTTCAAATAAATGGCATTAGTATTTACTGTGACTTGACCACCAGATACTGGAGTATTCTGTTTGAAAATGTGATTAGCAAATTTACTAATCTGGTCTTGAAGAATGGTCTGAGATTGTGTTAATTCTCTGGCCTGAACTGCACGACCTGGACGGAATAAAATTCTGTGGTAGTGATTATTTGGGTCGAAATCGTCATAGTATGGATCGACATTGAAGTTAAGCATTTTTATCCTTTAGTATCCTAAAACCAATTTAAAAAGTTCAGAGCCATCAGCATTTCTTTGTACAGGTTCTCTGTTTTCTAAGTAGGTCAAATAACCCGAGAATGGTATAAAATCTGGTGTTTGTTGTTGAAATATAACCCTTGATGTACCTGTTGTGGCACCATACAAGAGAGCACTATTGTTTGCGGTTCCTTGTGTATTTATTAACTTTACCGTATTGGTTCCAATATCAAAACTTAAAACTGTTGCAGTAAATGTTGCAGAAGATAACAGACCGTTAGTGGACTGGAACACAGTTTCATCTGGTGTGTAAGCTCCGAAACCTTGAGACACAACAAAGTCTGTGGTTGTCTTATACACTTCGGCGTTAGCACGCCGAATAGAAGTACCGAAATAAGCATATGGATTTACCAGAACACCAATCTGCCTAAAATCTATATCTGTTGGTAATTTTCCACCTTCATCCCTATTGAATCTGGCGGTCATCATAATGTGTCTTACACCCAATTCAGACACTGGATTGTAACCGTGACCACCAATTGGTGATGCTGGTGCAATAGCAATCGCACCTGAACCGTTTGCTGAGGTAATCGAAACGTTTGCGTATGAATAGTTTGAGCCGGTGTTTGCAACAACAATGTCGGTGATAGAACCCGAAACTACAGTAGCGTTCGCAGTTGCATATTGTCCATCACCTGTGACGGTTACTGTGATGGCTGCATTCGCCGGATCATATCCGGAACCACCATTTGTGATGTTAATTACATCAATACTACCACGACCAGCAAATGTGTATACTGGATTTGGTATAGTTGTGGAGATTGGCACTGGCATCCATGCATCATCCATAAACTTGAGTTTACTTCCTGATGTTATGGTATACATGTACTTCCACTTATAGTCGTCTGCGCCTTGAAAGATTTGATTAGCATTAAAATTACCGGGCTGAAAGAATGGTTCTGTGCTTACTACACCACCATTATTATTCCACAGACACTTGAACACTTGGTCAAAACGGTTCTTAACATAAAATCTTTTTAGAATTGTTCCGTTTGTATCAAGTGCAAACATATCAATGTCATCTTGGTAATAATCATACACTTCACCTGCTGTCCAATTGATACGTTCGATAACGGGAGACATATCAGAAGATGTAATCTTCCTAGCCACAAACATATTTTTGAATGTATCTTTTATATATTTTTGGTCTTCTGTTGGTGTTGGAGGTGCTGTGTCTGACGCCCATGATTTTACACGGGAAAGGAAACAATAAAATGTTCCGAGATATTCACCTGTGGATGCAATCGTAGCCGAAGGCGAATAATACATCGCCGATGATTGATAGTATCCGTTATTGTTTGTTAAAATACCTGTATTTGCTGCCATAATTTATTACCTATTAAGCGTGTTGTATTGTCACAAAAGTATTTGCATTGTCACCATCAATACTGAAATATCTCAGATAAGCTGAACTGGTTGCAGGCATTGAAAATGTGGTGGCATTTTCAGTAGAATTGGTTGATGTGCATCCATGTGTAATTGTTCTTGTAAGTCCTGATGTGTTCGTTAACCAAACTTCAACAACTTTACCTGCCACATAATTTGAAAGTGTTATGGTACAATCTGCGGCCACATTTGCTTTAATCAATGATGTTGTTGAAAAATTAATTGTAAATGCTGTTTGTGAACCAGGAAGAACCGTTGGTGTGTAAATGAAACCTTTTTCTGGTGCAACTGTTCCAGTAAATTCAATAGAATCGGCATTGAATGATGCAATCTGTTGTACAGTATTGGTTCCTGTTGCAA